ACTCTATTATGAAAGATTTAGCAGAGGGAATATCAATCAAAGCTAGTTTAAAAAATCATTCAATATCATGGGAATGTTTCAGAAAATGGTTATTGGACGAAAAGAAATATCCATCATTGAGAGCTAAATATACTCAAGCAAAGCAAGATGGCATTGAATACAGTTTATCTGATGCTCAGAGCTTAATTAATGAAGCTGTGCAAGATAGTAAGTTTAAAGAAAAAACTGATTTAGGATCTACTCATTTAATAAAGGAATTTATATCACTTGCTAAATGGAGAGCAGAGAAATTATCTCCTAAAGTGTATGGAAAGAACGACAATTTAAAGGTTTCTGGAGATAAAGATTCACCTTTGATTGTTAAATGGAACGGCTAAAAGTATTGATTTAATTGGTTAATTATTAGATTTATTCAACTGACGCAATTAAAGTTGTCCAATGATATTATAGAGTTTTAGCAGCAGATTTGCCAAAATGTTAAGGATCTCAACAGTTATTGATTAACTAAGCAACACAGAAGCAACATAAGATTTAATAAGTAAGTAAAAACAATATTAATTGAGCAATACCAATTGATTAACAATCAAATGCTTTTTTATATTGGTTATTTTGTGAGCTTTTAGGGGGTTTTTAAACGACATACACACCAAATTAAATATCGGTGGCTTGTTAAAATTGATGGGACTTACACACAACTAGATCAAGGATTTTTTATGATGGAATTTGACGACAAAGAAAAAGGCTACTCAGCAGTAATTTACATTATGGAAAGCAGCAACTCTGTTGTTGTTCACTTTGGTGGCTTTAACGATCTTAGAGAATGTAGATATTTCTCATCTCACATCATGGAAGACTTTGGCATTGAACAACTACTAAACGTACCTCAAGGAGTTACAGTACATTAGGGGGGTTTTGTTTTAAAAATGCCAGAAATAGTCATTCCATATAAGCCAAGAGATTTACAAAATTTTTTGCACAAAAAAATCGATAAGCACCGATTTAGTGTTTTAGTTCTCCACAGGAGAGCTGGAAAGACAGTAATGATGATTAATCAAATGATTAAAGCAGCACTTACTTGTCCTTTGCCAAACCCAAGATATGCTTTTATATCTCCTACCTTTAAACAAGGTAAGGCGACAGCATGGGATTATATTAAACAGTTCGCTGGTAAAATACCTGGAACTAAGTTTAATGAGTCAGAATTAAGATGTGATCTACCGAATGGTGGTAGGATTACAATTCTTGGAGCAGAAAACGATCAGGCTTTAAGAGGTATATTTTTAGATGGTTGTGTCTTTGACGAAACTCAAAGCATTAAACCTACTATCTTTCCTGAAGTTATAAGACCAGCTCTGGCAGACCGAAAAGGGTGGTGTGTATTTATTGGAACACCAAAAGGTAGAAACTACTTCTTTCAATTATTTGAAGAAGCTAAGAAGAATGAAAGTTGGTATGCTGGTTTATTTAAAGCTAGTGATACAAACATATTAGATCCTGAAGAATTAACTGCTGCAAAGCAAATGATGTCTGAGGATTTATACGAACAAGAATTTGAATGTTCTTTCCAAGCTGCCATCACAGGCTCTTATTATGGTGCTTTAATCGAAAGATTAGAGTCACAGGGACGTATTACAGACAATCTGTATGATGAGAACCTAGATACTGAAACATGGTGGGATTTGGGCTTAAATGACAGCACAGCGATATGGTTTGTCCAAAGGTATAAAGGAGAGATCAGATTAATAGATTATTATGAAAATGCTGGTGAGGGTTTAGATCACTATGTAGATGTCATTAATAGAAAAGAATATGAGTATTCAAAGCATATAGCTCCCCATGATATTAAGGTTAGAGAAATAGGTAACTTTGGTAAATCAAGATTGGAGAGTGCTTTAGAATTAGGTATTGCTTTTGAAGTAGCACCAAAACTATCTATTGAAGATGGGATTGAAGCTGTAAGAAAAGCACTTCCTAATTGTTGGTTTGACAAAAATAAATGTCAAAAAGCTCTTGAGAATTTAAAGGCTTACCAAAAAAGATGGGACGACAAAAATCAATGTTTTAGAAATAAACCAATGCACAACTATGCTTCTCATTGTGCTGACAGCTTCAGAACTGGAATAGTAGGTGAGGGTGTGGAAGTTAGTGATTGGGACGAAGAAATACCAGTCGAAACAAATTATATAGTTTAATATGGCAGACAAAGTAACAGAATTAGAATTAAAAAATATTATTGGTCAAGAGATAAATAACTCTATGGGTTATATGGGTGGAAACCTATCAGCTCAAAGAAAAAAATCTTTAGAGTATTACATGGGAGAACCATTAGGTACTGAGATTGATGGTAGATCACAAGTCGTTAGTACAGATGTTGCAGATACTGTTGAAACCATCTTGCCAAACCTACTTAAAATTTTTACAGCATCAGATCAAACTGTTAAGTGTGAACCAGTCAAAGCTGAAGATGTAGCACTTGCCGAACAAGCAACCAACTATATTAATTATATCTTTAACAAAGACAATGATGGTTTTTCTATTTTATATACCTGGTTTAAAGATGCGTTAATTGAAAAGAATGGAATTGTAAAAGTTTATTGGGACGAAAGTGAAAAGGTTGAGCAAGAAACTTACGAAAATTTAAACGAACAAGAATATCAAATATTAATAGATAATGATGATGTTGAAGTTGTTGAAGAAGAAAGTTTTGTTGATGAAAAAGCAAAAGAACAACTTGAACAAATAAAAGCATTAGCCGAAGCACAAGGTCAAGTGATGGAGGATATACCAACTCCTAAACTATATAATTGTATAATTAAAAGAACGACAAGCTCTGGCAAAGTTAAAATAGAAAATATCCCACCTGAAGAATTTTTAATTCAAAGGTCTGCCAAAAGTATTGAAGATGCAGATTTTGTTGCACACAAAGTTTTAAAAACTAGATCCGATTTAATTCAAATGGGTTTTGATAGAGATGTTATAGATGATCTTCCTACTCAAAATACTGTTACTATGAATGATGAAAGATTAGCAAGGTTTGCTGATATAGATGAAAGTTCAATAAATGATGCTCCAGATGAGAGTACACAGGATATAGAAATTTATGAGTGCTATGTTAAAATTGACATGGACGGAGATGGTATTGCAGAACTAAGAAAAGTTATTGTAGCTGGTGGAAACGCAAACACAATTTTAGAAAATATGCCTTGCGATTTCATTCCTTTCTGTTCTTTAACTCCAGTTCCTATGCCACACAGATTTTATGGTAGATCAGTTTCAGAATTAGTCGAAGATGTGCAGTTAGTTAAATCAACTGTTATGCGTCAGTTATTAGATAATATGTATCTAACGAATAATAACAGAGTGGCTATTATGGACGGAATGGTCAACTTGGACGACCTATTAACTTCAAGACCAGGTGGTGTGGTTAGAACTAAACAACCACCAAGTCAGGTTATGCTACCCATGCAAAACCAAACGATTTCACAACAAGCATTTCCTTTATTAGAATACTTAGACACAGTTAGAGAAACAAGAACTGGGGTTACAAGATATTCACAAGGGTTAGATGCAGATGCACTTAATAAAACTGCAACTGGTGTAAATACTTTGATGAGCCAATCTCAAATGAGAATGGAACTAATCGCTAGAGTGTTTGCTGAAACAGGAATTAAAGATTTATTTAAAAGAATATTTGAGCTTACTGTTAAGTATCAAAACAAAGAAAGAATTGTAGAATTAAATAATAAGTTTGTACCAGTCAGTCCTACTGAATGGAAAAACAGATACAACATATCAATTAATGTTGGATTAGGTGCTGGTTCTAAAGATCAACAAATTGTTATGTTAAATAATATTTTACAAAAACAATTACAGGCTTTCCAATTACAAGGTAACAAAGAATATCCAATGGTTACTTTAAAAAATATTTATAATTCACTTGCTAAAATTATTGAAGAAGCTGGACTTAAAAATGTTGAAAACTATTTTGTTAATCCAGATGAGGGTAAAGAGCTAGTACAACCTAGTCCTCCACCTCCACCAACTCCAATAGAGAAAATAGAATTTACTAGAATAGCATCTGAAGAAAAACGAAAAGTTGCAGAGCTAGAACTAGAAGCTAGAAAATTAAAAGCTGAAACAGCAGAAGCTATTTTAGGTTTTGAAACTAAGATTAAGGAAATGGAGCTAAAATATAATACACAACTTGATGCAGCTAAAATTAAAGCTGATGCTGATATAGAAAAATTAGTAACATCAAATAGAAATAAAACTTTCCTTGCTGCACAACAATCATCAGACAGACTAGATCAACAAGTGAGTAATTTAGATGGACAACAGCGAACAGGACAAGCTCAACCAGGAATTGACCCAAGCGAACAAAGCTAAGGCATTATTTCAAGACCCTTTATTAAAAGAAAGTTTTGATAAACTAAGAACTTTATATTCAGAAAGTTTATTTAATACTGGTGCAATAGAAACAGATGCCAGAGAAAAACTTTGGTTAGCTTACAATGTGGTCAACAAGGTAGAACAAAATTTATTAGAAATGATTGATACAGGAAAACTAGCTTCTAAGCAGTTAGAAGATTATAGAAAAAGTATCAACAATAAAAAATTCTAATCACTAAGGTTAGGATAAGCCAACCTCATTAGAGGAGCTTAACTTACAAAGGAAACACAATGGCAGACAATTACGCAAATCCGTTAAAGGAAGCTGAAACTGACATCACAAAAGCACAAAAAGCAATCAATGGTTTATTAGAGCCTAAGCAAGAAGCTAAAGCTGAAGAACCAAAAGAAGAAATTGAACAAAATTCTCCTGAACCACAAAATGAGGAATCGGAAACCGATCAACCACAGGAACAGGAAATAAGCGAAGAAACTGAATCACAAGAAGAAGAAGTTTCGGAGCAAGACGTATCTCAAGACGAAGAACAGATTGATACTCAAGAGAAACAAGAAGATTCCCCATCTTATACTGTTAAAGTAAATGGACAAGAATTAGACGTTACCCTTGATGAGTTGAGAAATGGTTACTCAAGAGATGCTGACTATAGACAAAAGACTGAAGAACTTTCTCATCAGAGAAAACAATTTCAATCTGAGTCTGAAAAGCAAAGACAAGACTATTCTCAAAAACTCAATGAGTTGAATCAGAGATTGTCTGCTGCTCAACAGGATTTAAACGCAGAAATTAATTCTGCTGATTTAGATAAACTGTATGAAGAAGATCCAACAGAAGCTGCAAGAGTGGAAAGAAAATTGAAGAAAAAGCAAGATGCTTTAAATCAATCTATTCAACAAACTCAAGCAGAACAAAAGCAACAATTTGAAACATTTTTGCAAGATCAACAAAGAAAATTAGTATCTAAGATGCCTGAATTTTCTGATCCAACAAAGGCTTCAAGTTTAAAAGCTAATATGAAAAGCACACTAAACAATTATGGGTTTAACGACCAAGAAGTTGCTCAAGTGTACGATCATAGAATAGTGATGTTGGTTAATGATGCTATGAAGTATCGAAGTATGCAAAATTCAAAACCGAATATTGCGAAAAAGATTACTAAACCTAGCAAACCTTTTTCATCAGGTGTTAAGCAAGGCAAATCTGAGGCAAACTTAAAATTGAGGAGAGAAAAGTTTAGTCGTCTAAAAAAATCTGGCAGTATGAAAGCTGCTCAAGATGTTTTTTTAGATATGATAACTAACAAATAACCTCAACAATAAGGATATAACTATGGCAATAGTAAGTAATACGTTTCAAACGTATCAAGCGATTGGTGATAGAGAAGATTTGTCTGATATTATTTATAATATCTCTCCGACAGATACTCCTTTTATGTCAGCAATTGGAAAAGAAAAAGCCTCTGGTGTTTTACATGAGTGGCAAACTGATGCTCTAGCAGCAGCAGCAAGTAACAATCACCACATTGAGGGTGATGAAATTAGCTTTGGAGCTGTTTCACCAACTGCAAGAATCAATAACCACACACAGATTTCAAGAAAAGCTGTTGTAGTTTCTGGTACTCAAGATGCAGTAAATAAAGCTGGTAGAAACAATGAATTAGCTTACCAAATTTCTAAAAGTTCAAAAGAACTTAAAAGAGATATGGAAACTACTCTATGTTTAAACCAAACTGGTACTGCTGGTGCTACAGGAACTGCTAGAAAATTATCTGGCTTAGCTTCTTGGATTCAAGCATCTACAAGTGTTGGTACTTCTGGTGCTAATGGTCAAGTATCAAGTGTTGATACTCCAGGTACAGCAAGAACTGATGGAACTCAAAGAGCCTTTACTGAAGCTCAACTTAAAGACGTTGTAAAACAATGTTGGGACGAAGGTGGAGATCCATCAATGATTATGCTTGGTTCTTTCAACAAACAAAAACTATCAGGATTTACTGGTGGCTCAACTAAAATGACTTCAGCAGAAGACAAAAGACTTGTTAATGCTGTGGACATTTACGAAAGTGATTTCGGAGCTATGACAGTTGTGCCTAACAGATTCTCAAGATCAAGAGATTGTTTTGTACTACAACCTGATATGTGGGCAGTTGCCTTTTTAAGAGATTTCCAACTTATGGATCTTGCAAAAACTGGTGATGCTGAGAAAAAAGCTATGTTAGCAGAATACACACTTGTTTCTAAAAACGAAAAAGCAAGTGGTGCAGTATTCGATCTAACTACATCATAATAATTAATTTGGTGGGGGAGCAATCCCCCATCAATACTAAATCAATAATTTTGTTTGGTCTTTGAAGTCAATGACGGAACGAAGCAATCAAAAAGGAAAATACAATGAGAACACTTAACGATTATTTTATTACATCTGCAATTCCAAATGTATCATCAGCTTCATCAACTTTTGTTTGTGTACCTGATGGTGGCAGAATAATTAAAATTATAACTCACAATAAAGCAGCTACAACAGGAACAGCAGCTATCTCTTTTGAAATAGGTGGTGTTGCAGTAACTGGTGGAGCTATAAGTCATGTGGCTTCTGGATCTGCTGGTAAAGTAGCAACTGCTGAACCAACTGGTGCAAACAGAGTTGAAGAAAATGGAACTATCGAATGTATCACAGATGGTGGTTCAACTAATTCTTCTAAAATGGAAATAACTTTTGTTATCAGAAGATAATTACAAATTTTGTGGGGATCTTGTCTAGCGATACTTCCCCACAAATACCAACTTTAAGGAAATAAAATATGCCAATGGTAGGAAAAAAAAAGTTTTCATACACAAAAAGTGGAATGAAAAAAGCTAAAGCCTTTGCAAAGAAAAAAGGCAAAAAAGTTAAAAGTAAAAAAGGAAAATATTAATGTCATACAATTATGCTTTAAGACCAGGAACAACTCAAAAACTGAATACAAACAATTCATCAACTGCATCTGCTGCTTTTGGCGAACATACTTATTATGTGAGAATTGTTGGATCAGCTAACTTTCATTTTGTGTTAGGTGCTTCACCAACTGCAAGTGCAACATCACCTTTGTTACCATCTGGTGAAGTTGAAATTATTAAAGTTTCTCCTGGCGAAAAGATTGCTGTGTTTCATGGTTCATCAACTGATGTCTATGTAACTGAAATGGGTGCGTAGTGGCCAAACAAAAGTTTGTTCATTTTATACCTAGAGATAAGCCACCAAAAAGAAAAGGGGTGCATAAAAAATCTCAAAACAAATCAGAGAAAAGACAAAGAAATCAAAACAGATATTTAGGTCAAGGCAGATGAGAAAAATTAGTGAAGAAGTAAATAAAAATATTACAGAAACTTTTTTAGATAATGGTAATGAGGGCGTTGTTCAAAAAAGATCATTAGATGTTCAACCAATTTTAGAAAATAATAAAAGGTTATACAATCAAAATGATGGTTATAGTCCTGACAAGGGATTAAAAAGAATAGCAACTATCCCTACAATTATTCTTGAGATTTGGACAAAAGAATATCACAAAGACCAAAACAAAGGTAATTGGTTTGAGTTACCTAAAGACATTCAGCAAAAAATATTAAGAGAAAAATTAAATAGTTCTGATTATAGATATTTTAGAAC